ATGCGTTTATCAAATTTCAAGCCGCTTCTACTGATAACGACCAGAGAAGTTTTATTTTATACAAGGGCACGGCGTCCACAGTGATGTCTCAGCCTAATGTTTACGTTGGTGAAATATCAGCCACACTTGAGAAAGCTTGCAGTGTCCCACCCTCTTTAATGCCTTGACCGATTAACTCTGGCGTTTGATAACTTTCACCCACCCTTATTTCTTTTGCATCGACTAATAATCTACCATTGCCAGCACTTGCACCAGTGGACACTATTTGAACCGTTAAGAAAGCATTAACAGAACCATAATTAGTAAAGTTAATCGCGTCTATCTTTGTCCTGATTAAATTAGAGGTAATCGTTAATATAGGGTTTAATACTGTCCCTAAAACAACACCGTCTATTATATTTTGTCCCGGTGTGGTCGCCATTATTTACTCACTATTGTGATGTTGCATGTTGAAGTCCCACCTTCTGCCGTAGTCACTTTTGCCCTGATATTGGCGGAAACTGTTTCACCCTGAACAAAGCCTACCCCTGTCACTGATAAAGGGCCATCAAACCATGCAATACCATCCGCGCTTACTTGCAAGGTAATCACATGAGAGGTGTGCGCACCAGTGTCAGCAGACACAAAAAGACCAAGCGACCTATTGCCATTAATGTAAAGAGCATTGGTCACTGTGGACGTGCTATCGGTGTCTATGGCGTTAGCCTCTAGGGATGTATAAGTACTGTGAGAGGATGACTGCATATTAAAAACTCATGACGTAAATTTCGGTGGTGCCGTTTCTGGCTATGGCTGATATTTCACCAACGTAAACATTAGGCTGAGACATCACTGTGGACGCCGTGCCCTTGTATAAAATAAAACTTCTCTGGTCGTTATCAGTAGAAGCGGCTTGAAATTTGATAAACGCATCCTGATTACCATCATTGGTTAATACTACGGCTATTGTTTGCTCGGTTGTGGTGAGCAATGTGGTGCTGGTAACGGCATCCACTGATATCACATCAGGCATAGTCGCCGTGTCATTAAAATTTGTGTTTCCGCCTACCCTGTTAGCCATTTTAAAACCTTAATCATCGATTACTAGTAGTTGTAATGTAGAATTAACTCTTGTGTTATTGTTTTCAGTGGTGCATAAAAAATTTATGTCGGTTTTTTCTATCAACGGGCCAAAGGGAGCAACCGGCGATATTGTAATGGAGTTTTGATAAATCTCACTAGGCACTTGCCTGAAAAATATTCCATCATCCCCCTGTGTTACTTTCACGTCCACCGTTGCATCTTTACCTTTTGCAATCGTGCTAAAAGCGTATATAACATAGGCCGTTTTACCCGCTGGCACGGTATAGAATCCGTGAAGACTTCTGTTAGCGCCAATCTCTATGCCTATTCTTTGATCGCCTCCGCCTTGAACACGAATGGTAATCGTACCCGCATTTTGTCCACCGCTTCCCACGCTGGTCACTTTGGCACTAATCGCCCTAAATCCATTAGCAACAGGAAGGGAAGATGATGTTGTGCCGTTTAAATCCACAATCTCTGTCTGTTCAACGTATAAATCATCTAAGTAGGTAACAGTGACTTGCTGTGCGCCTGTTCCTAGTAGCGTATCGTTAGCATCTGAAGACCTTATGGCCCATTGTTCATTTGCCGTTGCATACACTAAAATGCCGCCTATGTCCCACAAATTCTCAGCCGCCGCTAAATCAACATCAGGGTTAGAGCCTTGCATTAAAACAATTTGTTGTCCTGTTACATTACCCCTTAAAACTTCCAAGTAATAATCTTTTGGTACTGGATCAACAGGCAAAGGATCAGGACTGACAATATTCACGTTTAATGGGTCTGGACTAACGATATCTACCGGCAGTGGATCAGGACTGATGACGTTGACGTTTAATGGATTTGGTAAGACATTTTCACTCATTTATACAGCCGCCCATTCGTTGCCATCATATGCCAATTTCATCGACCAATACTGCACGTTGATTATCTTATCAGTGACACCGTCAATAATGCCTAAGACTGTCACTTGAGCATCTTTTCGCTTCACGTTAAATATGTCTCCTACAATCGGATTAATGGGAGTCGTGATGTCAATAGGGCTTGAGTTATTACATATTACCAGATCGTAAGCCCTTGCTGTTAAGCTGGCTGTAGTCACCACTACATTTTCTTGTTTCTTTAAAATGTCTGCGACTATCCCGCCTAATCTTAAGACTTGAGATATCTGGACGTTTATCTCACCTGTTTCATCTGTCGTTGAATTGACCTGTCCTGTTAACTCTTCAATGTATTCAATGAACCGCCGAGTACCTACCCCACCAGCATTAGATATGTTCTCACCACGCCTTAAGGAGATTAATTTAGCCACTAGGTCCACTCTGACTTACTACTGCTTTAAGCCCCCTTATCACCGCTTTCACTGGATCAGTAATGGTGAATCGAAACACTCGTAAAGAAGCCGCCCTGCCCATTCTTCGCCATTCAGTCTCTTGTCTAAATTCGCCAATCTTGCCTATGGCCCGTAATCGACCATTGCTAAACGTCTTGGCATTATCAGAAAATTCCATTAATACTTTAGGGTTTGAGCCTTGTCCTGTCGTCGTTCCTACACCAGCCTCTAAATATAAAATGATTTTTGAGTAGAATAAAGGGTCTTCAGAGTCAGAAACAGAAATACTGGTGAACTGTCTCATAATGGTATTACCAAGTTCTGTATCGGTGTTTCTGTCTAATTCACTGATTGCTGAAGTAGTCGTCCCGCATAACAATTTGCCATAAGCTGATATAACAGAGGTGACATTCCACCGATTGTCACTAACACCGCTTTGAAATTCAAACCAAGTGGGGATACCGGTTATCTTTGAGGTCGTCGCATTGTAAGCAAACGTCCTTGAAGGAATGCGAAGAGAATCAAACGTAAACGCCGCTATCTGGTTACCTCTGTCGAAGTAGGAAATAGCTTTACAATTGGATATCTCTTCTTTAGTAAACAATTGAATTTGTTCGTCAATGGCGTCTGTTGAAATCTTGCCAGCCGTTGCGCTGTTCAATACTTGATAGATGGCGGATAGTTCATTAAAGCCACCACCCACAAAAGCAAATGTTTGATCTAAATCGACCACACCAAATTTAGCGTGAAGTCCTTTTTGGATAATCGCGCCTTGAATTCTCTGGAATGGGAAACCTGAACCGCCTATATTCTGAAATAATTCTAACGTCTCAGTGCCGAATATATACAACTCGTTATGATTCACATGAGCCGCGACTATTTTATCAGGATCAATCTCAGCAGTTCCAAAATCTAATGCCCTAAAGTTTAAAGGATCATTCAAAGCTGAATTAAAAAATACACTTCCATCTGAGGCCGTAAACACAAAATAACCGTCTTTAAACACTACCGTATCTGAGGTAATGAAATCAGTGTCGGTAATAGTCGTTAACGTAGTCCCGTCCCACACAAAAGAATTGCCACCGGGGACTACAATAACAAGCTTGGAGCCGTTATCAGCCATTGAGACTCCACCAGTCCCTGAGATAGCCCCTAATGAAGTTGCTACCCCTGACTCGCTAACACTATACAAAGTGTTTTGATTGACAAAGAAGGCCACCTCAGCCATGACATGAGCGCCTCTGTTCACTGGGTTTACCGTAGAGAATAAGTTTTGGCCGGGCGTATTATAAAGGGCTGTTTTAGCGCCTTCTGTCTGAGGGATAACCGGAAACCAATTAATGCACCGCTGTGCTGATATCGGCAAAGATTCCGACTGGTAGAAGCCGCCACCGATAGGAAGCTCTATTTCAGCCATTTAGAAATTCTCTTTTTGGTTTTGATTAAAGAAACGTCGATCATCAACATTGTCATAACATTGATTACCTGAGCCTATTGGAAGTGTATCGGGTAAAGATGGATTAATAGGCCGCTGAAAGGCATTCAATACCATTGTCATACTTTTGGAAGCGGATATCACTAAACTTTGGGGAATGGGTGCGCCGTATTGACCGCCCATGTAAATGGCGAGATTGTCCTTATACATGCCCTCAGCTTCACGAGGAATGTTGATAATATCGGCTGTTTCAGCAAGAGGCACAAAGCCTAGCTGAATAGTGCCAACTTCTAAGGCGCTTGCCCAATCGTTTAAGTCTTCAAGACCATCCTGTATTTCATCTGCCTCAATGGGAGTTTCAGCAGAAATCACTTGTATACGCCTTAAAGCGCCTTGGATAATATCAGCAGCAGTAGCCATCTAAGCTCCTATCAATCTTTGAATTTCGGGCAATAGTGCTTTTTTAGTTCTAAATTTCTTTAAGTTGTCAGTTAGGTTTTCTTCAGCGAATATCTTTAATCTGCCTAACTTCATTAACCCTAAGTTTAAAGAATCATTCATGTAATTAGTGACACCTTGAATAGACTCACCCAAGCATTGAACCTTGATTTTATCATCGGGGTCAACATTAAAATCTGTAGTCAAAATAAAAGGGATAGGAGAATCTTCCCACCCATCCGCTTTATAAGTGTCAATCTCACCAACACCAACCACAATGGGCGCAACGTCTTTTTTATAAAGATATGCTCTCACTTTGTCGCCTTTTTTGCTTTGGATTTTGCTTTAGGTTTTTTGACGCTAGCCGGACTATCCGCCCACCCTTGCTTGTGAAGCTCTTTGGCCTCATCGGCAGACACAATCTTAGGGGCTAGTTCAGCATGATAAACCCAAGTATCTAGTACTTTTGACATGATTTCGCTCCGTTAAATTTAAAGATAGTGACCCCGAAGGGCCACCACATAAAAGGTTTACGAAGTAGTTCTGACAGCAAAGTCAGGGTTTTGAGCCTTAACACCGTAAAGTATATCAAAACGATAAACTGTCTCATCGTCTGTAATATTGTACTGGCGAACAGCTCTGATAGAGATATTATCAAAACTAGCTCTTGAAGCACTTGCACCGTCTGTAGGTAGATCAAGAGGCGCCATAGCATAGCATTTTCATGCCAAGCCATGTTTTGCTTATGTTGCGCACCAGCAGCACCAGTTTTAACCACAATAACAGTCTGGTACGAACCTGATGTAATGATAGGGGGGCTAATGGTTAATTCAGCAGGGCCGGTAGAAGCGCCTGAACTTGCATCATTAACTACAGTGAAAGTCTGTAAATCACCTGTGTCTATACGAGTCTTACGGTTAACAGAGTTTACACCGGCAATAGTGATAACATCACCAGCCAATAATAAGTCTGTCACGCTGTTATCCCATCCATCAGTGTCAATGGTTTGAGTCCATGCATCACCAGAAGCGGCATAAGTCACATTCTGAGCAGCACCATTTACTAACGGCGTACCCGCATAAGCGCCAACGGTATGAAGGGCCAAAGACTGGTTTTCAAATAACTCAAATTTAGAGTATTTACCAATGCTTGCTTCTTCAATAGCACGTGTGGCTATCTGACTAGGGAATACAGCCTTAAGGCCATCAGCCAAAGCTAAACTAGCGTCTTCATCATAGAAAGCAGACCAACGAATATTCATTGGCGTACCAAGCTTGGACAAGACTTTAGCAGCAGCGCCAACCTTTAAAAATGTATCAGGAACAGAACCGGGCGTACCAACAAAGTTACCAATGTTAGTGTAGATAGCACCAATAGAAGTCTCTACCTGTTGAGCCAATTCAGCAGCAGCAGGATCAGTATATCGCTTGGTGAAATCTTCAACACTTAAAGTCAAGTCTTGAGAAGTGATTGCAAAAGCAACATGCTTTCGTTGATCTAGTGTTACTGAAGCCGCACGTTCTTGTACATCTTCCTTAGCAAGAGTGGCGCCATCGGTAGCAGTAAACATAATAGGACGACGCACATTGATTGTTGCGCCTACTTTTTGGAATTGACTGTCGAGTTGACGATCAACCTTTGCGCCCATTTGAAGGGCGTTCATAAAGCTTTTCAGCATTAACCTTGTCACAAGGTCGGTATTCTTAAAATTGTTAGCCATGGTATATTTCCTTGGCCGTTACGGATTATACTTTTTCATCCATGCTTCTGTGGACATTTTATCGCCAATATCACTACTGACTACACCACCAGATGAAACTGCCTTAATCGGTTCGGGCGCTGAACTAGGTTTAATTTGTGTAGGCTCAGCCAATCTCTGGGAAATACGACCAATTTCTATTGCCGCTGCAATCGGATTCATTGAAACTATTTTGTCTGTAATATCCAAGTGTGTGCCTAGATAATACGCCAGTTCAGGCCCTTTTGAGTCTTCCATCACAGCCGCTAAAACCGTTGGCTGTAGTGTTGGCATGTTCCGCAATACTTCTGAAAAATCAGGTTTCTCTTTTGCTAAACCTTCCGCATTTTCAAGAAACGTTGCAGTCCTAGCCTGACTCGCTCTTACCTCTGAATCTTCCTGTAACTTGATATCATTGGCTTGTAAACGCTTATCGACTCTGTAATCAACTAATGCACTTTGGAACTTAGCATCATCGAAATCAAAATCTTCAATCTTAGGCTCTACAACTTCACTGGACTTAGGCTTATTCGCTTCTATATCATCCAGTTTCTTTTGTAGGGCATCAGCTCGGCGCTTTTCTTCCCACTTATCAGCAGTTACCTTATTAATTCGCTTCTGAAAGTTATCAACGGGTTTGTTGTCGTCCCCTTCTGATTCTTCATCCGCTTGAGCTTCAACCTCTTTAGGCTCGGAAATCTCTTCCGTTTGAGGGGCTGATTCCTCTGGTATCTCTTCCAAGGCTTCTTTAATTGATTGATCCAATTCTGTTAGCTCTGGCTTTACCTGTTCAGCAGTTTCCGTCATTAGTGCGCACCTTATGGTGAATTTTAGCCTTATCTTAAGGTGATAAGTAAACCTTCTTGTTTATATTATATTAAACTTATTGCGTAATCAAATTACTGACTATATCAGCCGCTTGTACTGAGTTAGGGCCAGGGTCAATTGCTTGCTGGCCTTCTGCTAATATATCTCTTTGCTTAATAATCAGCATTATTTCTTGTTGTGATAACGGTAACCCGCCTTTGATTTTATCCAGTAATGTCCCCACCATGATATCAACGGTTTTCGCTGTCTCTTGCTGAGTCTTAACTTGCACACTTAAAGTATCTGCTTCAGTCTTTTCAATATCAGAGATAAGCTTTTGTGTGGATATCTGAATGTTTTCAAGTAGGGCAACTTGTGTTGGGTCTGGCGGTTGTGGTTGATTAAGCCCTAACTCTTCTATTTCATCTTCAGTAGGTTGGACAGTGCCTTGTGAAATCATTCTAGCTCTGACACGTTTCGTTAATTCTTCAGAGTCGTTAATGTCTAAGTTGGCAACGATTAAATCGATACCTAATTCTTGGATAACTGGTGAACCTGAAGCCAGTTCTATTAGTTGTTGTGCTGACTCTACTCGCTTGGTAGCAAAAGCTGGCCCTGTATCGGTAACAACATCATATTTTCCTACAGTCAAATTATTGACAGTGATAGTTTCACCTGTTTGCTGGTCGACCACATCTTCCATGATCTGATTAATTTCTATCTGCTCACTAGTACCATCAATATTTAATATCCTCACTATTCTAGGTGTATCCATAATCTTTGGAATAAGGTCGGTTAATATCTCACCTGTATATTGAATAGATTTCTGTAAGTTGTCAGGGTAAACGAATGATCCTCTATCGCCCTTTTCAGCCTGAGATTCAACCGATCTTTGGCTTAACAGTTGCGGTGCCCTACCCAAAGCAGGGGCGGGTATACCTGTGGTTGCTTCAATGTCTTCAGCGGCCTGAGCTGTTTGAGCCAGTAAAGATTGCTGTAAAGCGGGAGCGCCGCCACGCTGTGGAGGGCCTGGTGCAGCAGGGTCGGAATTGTAAAACATGAAAGGATCATTATTAGTATTAAAGCCTGCTAGGCTTTCTTTATGTCCTGCCGCTTGCACAGCAGTCATCCAAATAGGGTCTTTAGGAGACATTGCGGTGACTTCAACGGCCTGACTAGTCGTATAGTTATAAATTTTAGATGGGTCTTTGGCATCCCTTGTCAAGCCTTTAACGTAAGTCCGGCCTTCAATGTGGTGAATCTTCCCAAATACAGGAATCAAGGGAATAAACTTACCTGCCCAATCCTGCTTAGGTTCAAGTAATTCGTTTCCATTCATCACATACATAACGACCTTATGACTATCAACTGAGCGAGTCTTCATGACTGTTACGCCTTGTAAGGCCAATTCATCTAATGCAGCACCGTCTTCAGTCTTGTCTATCACTCGACCATCAGACAATAAAACTATCTCTCTCTTAACTGGAATCTTTTTCCAATACTCAGCAACCTTTACAAAGTCTTCACCAAACCAACAATTATCACTACTAGCTAAGGTCTCAGCGGGAAAGCTGTCAGGACTCTTGCCAGGCCATTTATCCTCAAACTCATGTGTAGGCATATCTGTTATTACAAAAGCCCAATCTGCGTCCCTCTTATCGTATTCATCAGAAGGGCCAAAGTATAAAGAGCTAGCAGCAGAGTTAATGGGTTTGATTTTAATGTCTTGTTCAAAACTATCATCATCGTTAAATTCGGTTAATATACGCCAACCACCATATCCACCCGTGACTGATTCATCGAACGCGGCATCATAAGCATTTTCAGCTTTAGATAATGACTGTATGTTTCGGATTATCCCATTAAAAACTTTTGCTGTCTTTTCATTGGCTCCACTGGATACAGGCCTAACTTTGATGGATGTTCTGTTCTGTCGCTGGTCACCTGTGACCTGATCGATAGCGGGTTCTATGCGGTTAATCGTGAAGCGGGGTCTATTTTTCCTTTTTTCAATAGAGTCTTCATCCCATTGTGCGCCAGGAACATGAGCAAAACGCATGTCTTCAATGGCAAGTTTTCGTTCTTCTCTATCTTCAATGGATTCAAAGCGTTCAATCGCTTCTGCGTGGATTTTATCGTCCGGCGTTCTTTCAGTGGTTATTTTATCTTTAGCCATGTTTAAAACTCACTTGTGAATGAGATTGCTTCAAAGGATTGGATTATTTCGGGTAATTCTTCACCCATTGCAAGGCAATCAGCCATGCCGGGGCTATCTATTCCATGCTTAGTTTTCATTTCGACCTTACTCATAAGTTGGATTTTCCCGCTTCCGTTGGGCTTTCTTGGGATTCTACACACTTCCGAGCGTAATTTATTGAGTAATTTTATCTCACTATTAATAGAAATGATACTGTCAGGGTCTTGGTGTTGTCCCTTTTCTACCCATAACCAAGTGTTATAAAACCTTTGAGCCAGCTTCATATAGTACTGAGCGCGTTTATTGAAAAAGGTCTGAGCATTGGTCTTTGCCTTATCTTTTCGACCTATAGCTCCCACACCGTCATATATGTCTTTGGGGTCTTCTACTTCATTTGATCCTTTATACATTCTTAAATCTGTTTTAATGCCGTTAAAGCTGTGGCCTATCTGTCTTCTAAGCAATGCACCCATACCGTCACCATCCCAAACGAATAGATCAGCGTTAGCTACTATCGCCTTATCACATGCTACGTCACAAGCCTCGTTACCGTCCTTGGCGATTAGTTCGTCGATGTCATCATAATAGATACCTGTTCTACACGCATACCCTTTAGAGTCTCCGCCTTCATCAGCAGGGTCAAAGCTTACTATCGTTGCACCGGCTGGTTTTATGCCTAGTTTCTTATGTGAGTCGATAGCAGCATCAAACCATGCTTTTTGGATAATGTTTCTTTCTACTGACTCATCGTATTCGCCACCCCATATATGGTCGTATTCGTCTGCAGATAGATTTTCCTTATCATCTAGCCTTTCTTGCTGCAGCTCTGGTGGAAACCAAGGATTGTCCTGCCAGTTCATTTGAACCACCATGACTAAATCGTCTTCATACCTTCCACTAATGGCTAATTGATCTTCAGCTCTGGCTAGATACTTTTTAGCGATGGCATCTTCTCTTGAACCTCGATTCATAGTAATCCAGATTTCAGGTAGGTCCTGACTATCCGCACTTGATCTAACGGAAGGGGTTAAGACTCTTAATGACTTTGTGCTAACAGACTCGCCTTCTTCTATCCAAAGTTTATTAACACCGGCTAAAGACTTTAGAGAGGTTATGTTTCTGGCTAAGCCTTTATAGAATATCTCACCGCCGCTATGAGTCTTTATATGATTAGCGAGTACTTGGCATCCTTCAATGCCTAAGCGTTCTATTTCAATGGATAAGTTTTCATGAACGGAATCGTCAATCGAGTTTTGGAATTCTCTTGTGGCGCATATCCTTTGGCCTTGGTCTGCATACACTAGCATAGCATCAGCGACACCAGTGGACTTTGCTGAGCCTCTACCGCCTACCGCTATTTTGATTCGTTTGGGTTTGGACATTAACCATGCTATGCCCTCTGTGATTTGTAGATTGATTTCAGCCATTAGTCACAGGCTGGATAATAAAGTTATTCTCTATCTTCTCGCCTTTTGTTGTGTGGTCTGTGTCTACCTTATCTGAATATCCATGCTTGCCTAATACTAGTTTTGCAATGGACGCATTAAACTCATTTGATAGGCCGCCACTAATCAATTTTATCTGTTGTAAAGACATGCACCTGTCTAATATATCCGAAAACTCATTATCATCTTCACCGGCCCAATCGTAAAGCGTTGATTTACCTACATTTAATATAACAGCCATGCCAACTATGCTTGGAATTTCATGGTCGTGTTCTGTCTTATAATCTTCAAGGTAAGCTCTTGCTTGCTCTACTATCTCAGGAGTGTATTTTGAGGGTCTGCCACCGGCATGTTTTTCAGCCATTACTTATCCTTCCTTTTGACTGATTCGTCATAGTCTCCTTCCCATACATGGTCGTACGAATCTTTAGTGGATAATCTTTTAAATGGGTGATTAGGAATACTGTCTAGTGGAGGGTGTACTTCTGTTGTTTCTTCACCGAATACATAAATCGTTTCACCAACTGAAATAGTTTTAATAAATTTTAAATCATC